ATGCAGCTCGCAACTTAGGTCTAGAGCGCTTGAATGTTTCGCAGGGCGCTTTGAGCTTGCAACCTGCAAGGATCGGAGAAAGCACCTCAACACCAATCTATCGAAATCAAGCGGCGTCAGGTCTTGGCGGTGCTTTGGGTGGCGCTCAACTAGGTAAGTTAATCGGTGGAACGGCTAACCCTGAGTATGCTGGCTATGGCGCTGCTGCTGGTGGTCTGCTTGGATTCTTAGGTTAAGGAGTAGATGATGGCAACAATGCAAGACTTTGGCGGTTTACTCTTTGGTGGTGGCGGTACTGGTCTCGAAGATTATCTAAGCGCTGATCAGCAAAGTGGAATTAGAAACCAAGCGCTTCTCCAAGCAGCAGCAGCACTCTTACAGGCTGGCGGTCCAAGCCGTACACCAATCTCTTTAGGTCAAGCCCTTGGCGGTGCTCTGCAAGCAGGTTCTGCTGGATACCAGCAAGCACAGCAAGGTGCTATTCAAAGCCTATTAACGAGACAAAAACTGGGTGAAGCAAAGCGCTTGGAAGAATATCGCAAGGCATTGCAAGGACAACAAATTCAACCACAGCAACCTGTTGGAGAAGTCACAACCATTACGCCAGATCAAGCAATATCTGCTGGTGGAATGCCAGCAGGTCCTACCGTTGCGCGTGCAAACTTAATTGGTCAACAAGTCAGAATGCCAGCGCCACAAATGTCTGAGCAAGATATGTTGTATCAGGACGCAATGAATAAATACAAAATTGCTGAAAGATATGGAATGTCTGAAGAGGCATCTAAGTATTTAGAAAGAGCTCAAAAGATCAAGCCAATGGAGAAAGTCACAGGCTCACCATTTGAGGTGACTGACGCTACGACTGGCAAACCGATCATGGTGCAACAATTCGATACTGGTCGTCTGCAAACCGTTACTGGATTTGGTCCAAAGCGTGATGTTGTATTGCAAAACCTTGGCGGTCGTACTGTTGCTATTGATAAGTCTCAACTTAAAGGTGGTGAGACATACACACAAACTCTTGCACCTCAAATTGTTGGTGGTGCAGAAGCTGGTGGTTACTTCCAAGTTGGCGGTGGTGGCGGTGGTATGGGTGGCGCACCTCGTCCTGCTGGCGCTCCAGCACCTAGTGGCGCACCTAGTGCCGTTGCACCTACTGGTGGTGCTGGCGCACCTCAAGCAGCGCCTACTAGACCACAACCATTGATCCCGATCATTCCATTGCAAGGCAAGACATTTGGAAATGAGAAAGACTTGCGTAATGAATTTCAAGCGCAAGTCAAGCCTTATGTTGAACTTGGTCAAGCGTATCAAAAGATTGAAACCGCAGCGAAGAATCCTTCCCCTGCTGGTGACATCGCTATGGTGTACGGCTTTATGAAGGTTCTAGACCCATCGTCTGTTGTGCGTGAGGGTGAATTCGCCACAGCTCAGAACGCTGGAAGCGTACCTGATTCGGTACGCAATATGTACAACAAGGCTTTAAGTGGTGAGCGTCTCAACGAGAAGATTCGTTCTGACTTCTTGCAGCAAGCCAGAAACCTTGTTGAGTCTCAGCGCGTCATGTCTAACGACTTGATGGCAAGATACACAGATGTCGCAAAGAACTACAAACTCGATCCTAATCAGGTTGTCTTCGATCCATTTAAGCGCGTACAGACACAAGAGCAGATCATTGGTGGTGCAACCACAACAAACATTCCGCAGACTCGTCAAGAGTGGTGGCAGAGATTTAATCTAAGAAAACCAAACGAGTAGAGGTTACAGATGGCTGATACAAATATTGAGCGCATCCAGCAAAATGTCAAGACCTTGCAAGATCAAGGTCAACCAACTGAGATGATCCAGTCTTACTTAAAGTCTGAGGGATTTTCTCCAACACGCTACGAGCAAGCCATTAAGAGCGCTACCAAACTTGGCGGTGCTCCTATTCCTTCAACCATTGCAGGACCATTCCTCCAAGGCTTGACATTCAATACTGCCGACGAGATAGAAGCAGCGTTTAGGGCTGGTGCTATTAGTGGTCCGCAATACGAGCAGATGCTTTCGCGTGTCAGGGCTGGACTTAAAGAGTATGGCGAGAAGTATCCTGTACGCTCAACAATGGCAGAGATCGGTGGTGGTCTAGCTCCTGTTGCTGCTGCACTTGGTGCAACATATTTGACTGGTGGCGCAGCAGCTCCTGCACTTGAGGCAACTGGTGCAAGGATGGCGCAGACTATTGCTCAGAAAGCTCCAAGTCTATTAGGTCAAATTGGTCGCGGTGCTGGTTACGGTGCTGCATCAGGCGTTGCGTCTGGTGTAGGTGGCGCTGAAGGCGGTCTACCAAGTCGCGTTACAGGTGGTTTGCTTGGCGGTGGATTAGGTCTAGGTATGGGTGCAGCAGCTCCTGCTGTCAGTACCGTTGTCGCGCCAGTAGGACGCAAGATCGCTAATGTCTTAACAGGCGCTCCAGCTCCAACAGCAGAAACTAAGGCTCAAGAGTTGATCGCACGCGCATTGCAACGCGAAAACATTAGCCCAGAGCAGTTAGCTGCGCGTCAGGCTGAAACAGTTCGCATTCTAGGTGGTAGAGATGAGACATTGGCAGATATTGGTGGCGAGTCTATGCGTAGGCTTGCACGCGGTGCTATGGCAGTTCCTAGTGGTGCTCAGACAGATGTGCGTCAGATGCTTGTGGAGCGTGCCGTAGGCGCTGGTCCAAGGATCACCAAAGACATCACAGACTTCACCGCAGTCGGTGCGCGTGACATTGGTGAGGTTGCTGACGAGATCATCAAGACTCGCGCTGACAAGGCTAGACCTTTGTATGAGCAAGCCTTTGCTGCTGGTGAGGTCTACTCTCCGAAGATTGACGAACTGCTGGCTAAGTCACGCGACATCAAGACAGCCATTGAGAGCGCTCGCGGATTACCGCAATATGCTGATCTACCGCCAAACAGTATGCTGATGCTGGACAAGGCTTACAAGTATGTTGGAGATGCAGCAAACGAGGCTAAGAGGGCTGGTAAGACGACTCGCGCCAATGATTTAAATGACTTGCGTATTGAGTTACTAAGTGCCATCACAGACAAGAAGACTGGCGTGCCTGTCTATGGTGAGGCTGTCAAGACATTTGCTAGTGAGTCATTGCTTAAAGACGCTCTAGAGGCTGGCTCTAATAAGTTCTTGCGTAAGTCTCCAGCAGAGATCAACCGCGAGTTGGCTAAGTTATCCGACGACGGTGAGCGCCAGATGTATCGACTCGGTGCAGTTCAGTCTTTGCGTGACGAAATATACGGCATGAAGGAGACTGGTGACATTGCTGGCAGATTCATCAATAGTCGTGAGATGCGTGACCGTATGCGCACCGTCTTTAACTCTCAAGGTGAATATGAGGCATTCGTTAAGAACTTAGAGCGTGAGCGCCAGATGGCTATCACTCGTTCTCGCATTGAGGGTGGATCACCAACTGCACCTATCCAGCAAGATATTGCTGAGATGGCAGGACCATCGCCCACAGAGTTGATCGGTGCTGGTGCTCAGATGGCTGGTGGTAATGTGCTTGGTGGTATGACTAACCTCTACCGCCAGCTCGGACCACGCATCCAAGGCATTGATCAGAATGTCGCTGAAGCCCTATCGCGTAGCGTTTTAAACCCTAGTTTTAACCAACAACAACAACTGCTGATGGGTATAACACCAGTTATGCAAGAGTTACAACGCAGAGCACTAGGCGAGTCCACTAGACGCGCAGCTTATTCAACCTCTGCTGGCGGTGCTCCTGCAACTTTATTGGGTGAGTAACCCCTTAAACACGACTTCTCAGCGCAATAAGCTCCAGCACATTAGGATCATTTTCCTGACCATTTGCTGGTGAATACAGCGCTCGGTATCTTTCCTCTGCTTGCGGTCTTGGCTCACATAAGTAGTAAACCGCAAGAGACTTGCGTGCAAAGTCTTCTGGGCATTGAACAGGTCGTGAGAGTCCATGCAATGAATTTGTTGTGTCAAACAGCACAGCACGATTGAATTTAGGCATCACCTCTTTTACGAGGTCAGACGGCTCGCTCCACATCCCTAAGTGACCGCCAAAATCTTTGTGCCAGTCGGGTGTCAGATACACGATTAGATTTAACCGTCTCTCAAGCAATAGCTTGGGGTGTATAGAGTAGTCCAGATGCGGGTTTAACTTTCCCCCAGAGATGTGCCTGTGCATACCAGCGCCATGCAGACCAGCGTCAGCGTAGAGCGTGCAGCCAGTCAGGTGCTCAATCTGCTGCACAAAGTCAGGCGAGACAAGGTGCTGCATTGCTTTATAAATACTGGCTGGGAAAGCACCCCAATGATTCATGGTTGACTTGTGTTCTAGTGCGTTGTTGTAATGCACCCAGAAGTCTTGTACCTTGTCAAAGTCTTGAGATATTTGCAGAGCGAGTTGCGTTGGAAAGAAGTCATCGATTACCAAGTGCTTGAACGGGTGCTCGGACTGCCAAGCGAATGTGTGTGTCTTCATATCTCACCAAAGAATGCTGCCGTCAACGGGTCGCGCTTAATCTTGCGTTTGAGCTGTCTCTGCTTGGCTAATCTTCTTTCCTTGGTGTCGGCATCTTCTTTGGTTCTGTGCTTATGTAGTCTTACTCTACTGCTCACAGGCTCAGGCTTAGGTGCATCGACTCCAATGCCGTAGCGGTACACAGCAGACCATTGCGTCACGCTGGTCTTACGCCAAGACTGGATGTGGACTCTGCCTTCTTCCCTGAGCTTTTGGATCATGTCTCTGCTAGACCTAAGCGTGCAATGGACAAGTTCAGCCAGTTCGACTGATGTGTATCCCTTTTGCGTGATCAGGGCGATAAGTTTAGGTAGTCTGCTTGATCTCATTGCTCGCGCCTAGATATTTCACGGTCTAAGTACCAACGCGCTTTTTTCAAGTCTTCTATTGCGTCGTTCTTGTGGTCTGCACGCAGCACATACTTGATCACATTGCCAAGACAAAAGTTCATGTGTTCTGTGATGCGGATCACCTCAACACCAGACGGGTGGCTGTTGTAATGCTTGGGTTTATTTACATTGTCAGTCATGTGATAGTAGTCATGTGAATTTTTGCAATTAACTCTACATAATGGCGTAAGCGCAAGTCATATTCATTGAGCAATTTTCTTAACTCATTGTTTTCTGACTTCAAGTGCTCAACCTCTGTTTGAGATATTAAGACCTTAATTTCTAAGTCGTCTTCATAGTCCAACTCCGAAAAGGCTGCATCGAGTTTTTCTTGATCCATGTTTAACCTCTTGTTTAAGAAGAGCAAATTATCATAACCTATTGATTTATTTGTCAATTAGGTCACAAATATTTAATCTTGTCAGCATCTAATACACATCATGCAGATAAAGCGCGTTGATATTCGACTCGATTCGGTACAGATGAGATTGTCTGTACTTCAAAGAAAGTGCTTACCTTTTGACAAACCTTACGACACGACTTCTGGATATTGGTGGATTGCTGTTAAGGATGGCGTGGATATTGGTTTCGCAGGTCTTATTCATAGTTCTCGCTGGTCTGACTGCTGTAATCTTATACGCGCTGGCGTTGTACCTGATCATCGTGGACAAGGGTTACAGAAGAAGTTTATTCGGGTGCGCATCCGACAAGCGAAAGCTCTCAAAATGAATTGGATTGTCACCAGCACTTACGACAACCCAGCCTCTGCAAACTCTCTTATTGCGTGTGGTTTCAAGATGTTTAATCCGAGCGTGCCTTGGATGGCAAAACACACTTCGTATTGGCGACTCAAACTGGAATAGTTATGCCCCAAACACCTAATATGCCTGATGCTGAATTTATAGAGCTGTGGAAAACACATCAATCTATTGCTGCCGTACACAAAATTGTAGGGGGTAACCTGCGAACCCTTCAGAGGCGTAGAGTTAAATTAGAGGCTAAATATGGTCTTTTATTAGAGGCAAAGAACACATACGGAAGACCGCCAAAACCTAAAACTGCATATGAACGCAAAGAACTTGGCATATTGAATGGGCAAGTTATCGTATTTAGTGATGCTCACTTCTTTCCAAATATACGCACGACTGCCCTTAATGGTCTTTTATGGGCGATTAAAGAGTTTAAGCCGTCGGTTGTGGTGTGTAACGGGGACGCGCTGGACGGTGCATCTATCAGCCGTCACCCAGAATCTGGCATTGGTCCAAAGATGCCAACTCTTATTGAGGAGCTGAAGGCTTGTCAAGGGTTCATGGGAGAGATCGAGGAAACAGCGAAACAAGCACGGCATAACTGCAAATTAGTTTGGACTTGGGGAAACCACGACGCAAGGTTTAATTCTCGTCTGGCAGCCAACGCTCCAGAGTTTGCTAAAACCTATGGGTTCAAACTAGAGGATCATTTCCCTAGTTGGGAGTTTTGTATGTCGGTCTGGGCGACTCCAGATGTGGTGATCAAGCACCGCTACAAGGGCGGTGTACACGCAACCCACAACAATACTGTCGGTGCTGGCAAGACCATCGTCACGGGTCACCTACACAGCCTTAAAGTGACACCTTACGCAGACTACAACGGCAACCGCTATGGCGTTGATACTGGTACGCTGGCTCACCCTTATGGACCGCAGTTTGCCTACGGTGAGGACAACCCATTAAATCACCGTAGCGGTTTCGTAATTCTGTCATTTTGTGGGGGGAAACTGCTTATGCCAGAGATCGTCCAAGTGTGGGACGAGGGGCAGGTTGAATTCAGAGGTCAAATTATCAATGTCACTTAAAAGGATTTGTATGTACAAGATAGAAATTTCATTGGGCTGGGAAGAGAAAGTCGTTATCGAAACCGACGACTTCAACAAGATCGCTCTGATTCAAGAGTTCATTGCGTTGCAAGAAGACTGCGGTTGGTGCGCTGAAGAAGAAGAGGACGACGAGCTGTCATTCACAGACGAAGACGGCAATGTCTGGTTCTACGACGAAGAACTCGACGAGTGGATTGAGTTTGTAGAAGACGAAGAAGAAGAAGACGAAGATCAAGAGTAAAGCATATGCCTCACATCGGACAGAGCTTCCTCAATACTTATTAAAGTTTGTTTCTCAGGAACATCGTGTTTTGTATGTGAGCGCATTGCCTCACTTATTTCGACTAAAGCCATCCATGCCTCATCAGCGTGGATGGCTTTTTTTGCGTCGTCAATGTTGTCAAACTCTAAGGTGACTCTCACTTGTCCTCCGACAACATAAAGATTGCGACGATAGTAGCAATGACAGCTACCGCGCCAAACATGATCAAAAACACAACCCACAAGACTGTTTCCAACATAGTATTTCCTTTAAATGATTTTGTGCATTTATGACTTTAACGGGATAATTTGCATGAAACTTCAATGAGGTTCTTTAGCAGACCAGCAGCGAACTGCCCACGAATCACCATACTCTTGAATTAATTTTGCTGGATAACCTTTGCTAATTATCCAGTCACGCATCACGCCATCGCTGGCAGGGTCATATATGGCGGGAAAGCCATAGCGCCAACCTTCTGGTGGATCAACCCATAACCTGATACTTAAATCATTTGACTTGATACTTATCACAGGCAAAGTGTCTTGTTTTTGTTCATTATGGTGAACATCTGTCGCAACTTTGTCGCTAGTTTTTCTCTTGCGCCACAAACTCATGCTGCTTTCTCCTCAATGACTGTTGCTCTTCTGGCTCTAATCTCACGCTCCACAAGGTCTAAGGCTTTCTCAAGCTGTCCGATGGTGCAGACATCGAGCTGCGCGTCATGCACTTCGTAGGCATAGTTGATGTCTGTCAACTCCTGTGCCTTGGCAACAAACCTGTCGTCACGATCAATGCCACGACGAGATAGCTCAAGTAAAGAATTCTGACCCTGCTTTACTTCTTCGATGTATTCATGCCCAGTTCCAAGGCGACAGAGCGCTTCGGAGACATTGAGGGCAGCAATGATAGCGTCCATGTCTTGACGGCTCGCCTGACCCGTTCTGAGGGCTTCTAGACAGCTATGGTTCTTGATCTTTAAGTCTAGCGCGACGCTGCCTGTATCATTAACGAGTCGTAAGCCCTGAATAACATAGGTTAATGCGTCAGCGCGAACTGGCTTGGGCTTGTATTTACTTCTTTTTCGCATTTGCTTTGTGCCTTGGGCAAGTGATGCAGGTTATCTTTGGCAGGGACTGGCAGACACCAAGGCTGTCGCACTTGGTCTGGGTCTTCACCCACGATGGAGTCTTGACCCATTGTGTCTTGATAACTGGCTGTGTCATTGCATCGCAATCATTTGAGTCTCTAACTCTTTAACTCGCTCGGTCAACTCTTTGACGGTCAGCTCTGCGATCTCCAGCTCGTTGCCGTGAGCACGCAAGGACATCTTCATACCAGCGTCGTAACCAAGCATTGCACCTTTGTGCATTGCCTCTCTGACCAGTTTACCGATGTCTGGTGGTGACATGATTCTGGCTTTGCCTTCGGCAGCAAGGATGTACTTCAAGACCATCTCGTCGATTTTCTTTTCTACTGACATATTAGTTTCCTGTAATTAAGATAAATGCAATGACACCGACGGTTACGCCAGCAAGGAATATAAAAACGCAATCCACAAGGCTGATCTTGTTGTCTTGGTAAGGACCGTCAACCTCAAAGTTCTCGGTGTAGTTTTGATGTTTCATTATTCGCTTTCAGAGTTAAATGTTGTGAGGGCTTCTTCGCAGATGTGATCCACGATGGACTGCATAAGAATGTGGGCGATGTCAATGTCACCGCAATAGGCATTGACCAGATTCATGCACGCAGGGAAGTCTGGCGCTTCCCCGTGATTGAATTCTGCTGGTTCGTGTTCTAGGAAGCAGACGAGAGTTACTCCTTCCACTTCGCAGGTAAATTTGTATAGGGTTTCGGTCATGCTGTCACCTCATTCAAGATGGCTAATGCTTCTTTGGCGCTGGATGCCTCATAGTCGCGGCAGATGGCAAGCTCGATGCCGTTGTCGTACACCGCAACCCATGCACCTGACACGGTGCAGTTAAGGCGTGAATTGAACTTCTCTTCTTGGCAATAAACTTCTACGATTTTCATAATGGTGTCCTTAAAAGATGGGGCTTTCGCCCCGTTGGTGATTAAGCTGCGTCTCTATCTGCGTATGCGCGTTTAGCTTCTGTGCCTTGATCAACATAAGCGTCAGAACCGTAAGCTGGATCAACTTCAAACCAGCAAGAAGAAGTTAAAGACTTACCTGATGCCAATGCTGCGTTAACTTTAGCAACTAGATCGGCAACGATAGTTTTTGCATCTTCACGAATATCAACGAAATTTGTTTCGCCAGTCTCTTCGCACTCAACGACTTCTACGCCAGCAAAAGATTTCTCGTGACGAAAACGACGACCTGCTTCGTTCTCAATAACTACATAATATTTTTCAGCGATGTAAGGGTGACCGTCGCATGAATAACCTGCTTGATAAAGATCAGATGCTGAGAATGCTGTGTAAGTTGCGTTTGTCATTTCATTTACTCCGTTGTGTTGTTGATGAGTGAATCATATCAGATTTGACTAGCACATCAAAAACTATTTATTAGCCCCTACAACTTTGTCGGGTATTACCACCATAAAATACATACTGACAGGGTGTAGTTTCCCTGTCGCTGTGCCTTATGTCTCCGCAAGAGGTGCAGTTGCCTTGATAGGGGCTGGGTGACAGGACTCAGCCCCTTTTTTTGTCTGTCTTGTTGAAGTAGTCAATTCTAGGTTAACATACTCAGCATGAACTACATAACCGAAATAATTGAACGCGCTGACAAGGCGGGGTTCAAGATGTCCGATATATGCCGTGAAGCTGGCATAGATCAGGCTCAAATGTCTCGATGGATAGCGGGGCATACAGTCCCGCTTATCACCTCAATCGAGAAACTTAAAACTGCCACAGATCGCTTGATCGCATCACGGGTCGAGGCTCTGGGGGTCAAGAATGATTAGACAGCTCGGAATAGATGTGGGCAACAACGGTGCGATTGCATTGATCGTTGATGGCGTATTGGAGCGTGTCGAAGATATGCCAATCGTTGAGATCAAACGCGGTAAGACAACAAAGCGCCAAGTGTCTGCGCAAGCCTTGGTCGGTTTATTGAAGGATATGAACCCGACTCATGCAGCAGTCGAGAAGGTTGCCTCAATGCCAAATCAAGGTGTCTCTTCTATGTTTGCGTTTGGACGCTCTGCTGGGGTCATTGAGGGTGTTCTGGCAGCACTCCAAGTACCTGTGACTTATGTCCAGCCAGCAGTCTGGGCGAGGACTATGAACAAGGGCTACGGCAAGGACGCATCAAGACACCGCGCAATGGAGTTATTTCCAGACAAACAGGAATGGTTCAAGTTGGTAAAGCACGACGGCAGAGCAGAGGCTGTGCTGATCGCAATGTGGGGGTTAAAGCAGTTATGAACGACGACGAACGCAACACAATGCGCGAGCACATTGTTTGGTTAACTCAGGAGTTGGAGACAACACGCAAGCAATTAAAGATCAGAGACGATCTTCTATCAGAGTTACTTGATCCAGATCAACTTGGACACGCAGTAACCAATGAAGTTCGCGGTCGCATCTACACACTTTTGCACTTAAAGGAAAAAGAATAATGATCAAACTACGCCCATCGGCAGCTACGCGCTGGCTCTCTTGTCCTGCATCTGTCAGACTGTGTGCAGACATACCGTATCAGCCAGCAGGTGAAGCTGCGCAGATTGGTACTGCAATACATGAGGTCGCTGAGACTGCATTCCTTACTAACTCAAGCCCTCATGACTGGATCGGTAAGACGGTCAAGGACATTCTGATCACAGAGCAGAACGCTGACTTTGCAGCAGCTCATGTGAACCACATACGCGACTTGGAGTTAAGACTTGGCACGCTGAAGGTCGAGCAGTATGTCACCGTGTACAAGGACAAGGACATCGAGCTGGGCGGTACTGCCGATGTGGTGGCATGGAACGACGAGAAGTCAACCTTAGTTATTGCAGACCTCAAAACTGGCAGAGGGTATGTAGACGCTGACTCAGACCAGATGAAGATATACGCCATCGGTGCGATGCGTCACACAAAGATTGAATTCAGCAACATCGAGCTGTCGATCATTCAACCGCACCACGGTGAACCCCGTACCCACAAGATCACATTCAAAGAATTAAACGACTGGGCAGCGAATAGATTAACTCCAGCGATACAAGCGATTAAGAAGGGCGACACCGAACCCACGCCAACAGAAGACGGTTGCCAATGGTGTCCAGCAAAGGCAATCTGTCCTGCGCAAAGAAAAGGGTTTGAGGTCATTGCTGCCACGCCTAACCTTGCTGTGATGTCTAAAGAAGAGATGAAGGCTGTGGTGGTGACACTCTCACCAGAGCAGATCGCAGACCTGCTTGAACGCGCTCCACTTGTGGAGAAGTTCATCGATGCAGTCAGAGACCATGCAGTCAAACGCATCGAGGCTGGTGAAGTAATCAAGGGCTGGCAGATGACTGCAAAGCGTGCATACCGCAAGTGGATTGACGAGGCAGACGCAAAGAATCAACTACATGACGCTGGTATCCCTGCGGATCAGTTGGTCTCTAGCGAACTAATTAGTCCATCTGAAGCATCAAAGCTCTTATCAAAAGAGCATAAAGACTTAATTGACAAGCTCACAGCGAAGGTGAGTAGTGGTCTCACCCTTGCGCGAGATTACTCATTAGGTCAATAATCATTCCCCCAAACCGTTGCAAATAAATGCAACATTTTTTTAAACTCGAAAGGCTCAAATGCTTAATCTATCTAGTTCTTCTGGCGGTGGTAACTACATCCGCTTTATGCCAAGCGCAAACGCATGGCTCAATTCAAACAAAGAAGAGTTCACACCAAAGAAAATGGTTGTCGATACAGACTCACTCCAAACAGGTTGGATGCACCTCGGAGAAGGCGTGCGCGACTGGCAGCCAGATGTGTCGTTGGGTAAGAAAGGTGCTCAACCCAGCCCAGATCACAAGCGTGGTTTCTCCATCAAGTTCTACAACAAAGAGATGGGTATTGTTGAGTGGTCAGCAAACGGCACAGGTCCAAACATGGGACTGGAAAAATTGTGGAAAGCAATCGAGGCAGGACAAGCAGCCAACGAAGGAAAGTATCCAGTCATAGAGTACAAAGGCTCGACGCTAGAGAAGATCGGCAAAGGCTCGACACGCATTCCTAACTTTGATGTGACTAGTTGGATTGAGAGACCAGCAGGTATGGATGCGGTGGACGATGGCTCGCAAACATTTGACAGTGACGGCAAGATAACGATGGGTGCTCCAGTTGCTAAGGCTGCACCAGCTCCAGCGAAAGTGGACGACGAAGAAGAAATGTTTTAAGGCTTAGGACTGACGGGGCTGGTCTAGCGATCAGTCCCGTTTTTTTTCCTCTAAAAGAATTACATGGAGAAGTATGAATGAGTTGGCA